CCAAACCACCAATAAATATTAGTGCTACCACGATTTGAGAGATTATTAAAGCTGTCATTTTGTTAGTTTTTTTGAGTTATAAAATAAGTGAAATATTAGCATAGAAAAAGGGTACAAAAATAGCATAAAAGCAAACCAATGATTCATGTTAATTAAGTACCCAACGCTTGTATATGTAATAACAAATCCGATACGTTCTATTATTCCGAACAAGTGCCACGCATCTGTGAACGCAACAAACCAACGAGTAGAGCCAAAGAACTTCTCACCTTGTTTTTTATCTCCGTTCTTGTATTTATTTTGCCAACTAAACGCTTTTATCCAATACGTTTTTTTGTAGAATTTTAACTTGCCATCTTCTGACAAGTCGCAAATTGCCTTAGCGAACCCACTTAGGAATGATGTAATTATTGATATGGTTATTAGTGTGGCTGTCATGATTATATTTTTACTACCGTCCAATTTTTAGCGGCTGCGGCATTATCACAATCCGTATCAAAAGCAGGTACATTCTTAACTGTCATTGTCGGAGATGTTAATGCTGTCATGTCTTTTAGAGAAGCTATCAAATCGAGGTATGCTGTTTTGGTAAAAGTGGAATACTGAATAGTGAAAGATATTTTTAAGTTATTTACAATTAATGTCTCCAATGGTACTACATTGAATGTATATATATTAATAGTGCTTACATTCGTACAATTAGAAATAGTAATATTTTTAAATATAGACAAATAAAACGCTTGAGCAATATTAGTCAATGAAGCCGAAGTTGTTAATGTTATGGACTGATTGAAAGCAAACCAAGAACTAAATATATCGCTAACATTGGTAGCAAGTGGGAAGTTCCCAAATCCAGCAGGTAATGCCTGATTGAATACCCACCAATTTGCATAAGTAGCAAACACACTAATAGCATTTGGATAATTCCCAAACCCTGACGGTAATGCCTTGTTGAATACCCTCCAATCTTGATAGGTTCTATCTATATTAGTAGCATTAGGATAGTTCCCAAATCCAGCAGGTAATGTTTGATTGAAAGCAGACCAAGAACCAAATGCATAACTTACATTAGTAGCAAGTGGGAAGTTACCGAAGCCTGACGGTAATGCCTGATTGAAAGCATACCAACTCTGAAATGCATAACTTACATTAGTAGCAAGTGGGAAGTTCCCAAATCCAGCAGGTAATGTTTGATTGAATATTTTCCACCCCGAAAACATATCGCTAACATTGGTAGCATTTGGGAAGTTCCCAAATCCAGCAGGCAATGTTTGATTGAAAGCAGACCAAGCTTGATAAGTGCCAGTTATATTAGTGGCATTTGGATAGTTCCCAAATCCAGCAGGTAATGTTTGATTGAAAGCATACCAATTCTGAAATGCATAACTTACATTAGTAGCAAGTGGGAAGTTACCGAAGCCTGACGGTAATGCCTGATTGAAAGCAAACCAATTCTGAAATGCATAACTTACATTAGTAGCAAGTGGGAAGTTACCGAAGCCTGACGGTAATGCCTGATTGAAAGCATACCAAGAACTAAATGCATAACTTACATTAGTAGCATTAGGATAGTTCCCAAATCCAGCAGGTAATGTTTGATTGAAAGCATACCAATTCTGAAATGCAAAACTTACATTAGTAGCAAGTGGGAAGTTACCGAAGCCTGACGGTAATGCCTGATTGAAAGCAAACCAATTCTGAAATGCATAACTTACATTAGTAGCAAGTGGGAAGTTACCGAAGCCTGACGGTAATGCCTGATTGAAAGCAAACCAATTCTGAAATGCAAAAATTGCATTAGTAGCAAGTGGATAATTCCCAAAGCCTGACGGTAATGTTTGATTGAATACCCTCCAATCTGCATAAGTGCCAAATAAATTAGTGGCATTTGGATAAATACCAAATCCAGCAGGTAATGCCTGATTGAAAGCAAACCATTCGCAATAAGTATAAAATAAGTTGGTGGCATTTGGATAAACACCAAACCCTGCGGGTAATGCCTTGTTGAATACCCTCCAATCGTAATAGGTATAATACAAATTCGTGGCATTAGCAAAGCTACCAAATCCAGCAGGTAATGTTGTATTATATACCCACCACCCCTGAAATACTCCTGTCATATTCGTTGCATTTGGGAAGTTCCCAAAACCTGACGGGAGTGTTGCATTAAATGTATTCCACCCCGCAAACATATAGCTCATATCTGTTTTAGTATTCCAATAGGTACTGAAATCCGTTGCTGTAAATGCTCTCATATTAGCACATCCATACATACTATCTATCTCGGCAAATCCTACTTGATTTATCTCTCTAATTTTTAATCTATCTCTGTTTGCCAAATTATTTACAAAAAATGATATTCTCGAAGCTCCACTTAACGGATAAATCTTAATAGTATATTCCCCCGCAAATGGGTAGGTGTGTAACAGATTTGCATCTACCGAAGATGTGATGGTACTTTGTGTGGTATCTCCCCACTTTATTATGTACTTACAATCCACATCGTACAACCCTGTTTTGAGCTGTAACGGTATCTTGTATTGTACATTGGTAGAACTTCCGCTCTCAATCTTAGAGGTATCTACTACAAAGATTAAAGCCTTAGATTCATCCAATCCACCAAATATGTTATTGTTGATGTATATCATTATTCGATATTGTCTGTATGAGAAATCCCCGCTAATATTCCCACAATAGTATCTATTTTGCTATTAATATTAGTTGTCCAATCTTCCTCCGTCCATGCATTAATTGTATCAAAATCTAATTTCGCACTATTGGATAATAAAGAAATAAATACCTCCAATGCAGATTTGCTAATTTCACTTTGGTTGTAGATACATCTACTCGCTAATGATACTAATTTAGGGTTATATACAACTGTTCCTTGAATGTCGTTTTCTACTATTTCTATTGCTTTATTCTTCAATAGAAAATGTATAATTTCTACTGATAAAATGGTTCTGTCCGTGGCTTTAATAGGTACTATTTTCCCTAACAAATCTCGTTGTTGTTCTGCTGTTAATATCATATAATTAATTTTTAAAATTTAATAAAATATCTAATCCTTTTCCTGCGTTAACGCTTCCTATTTGCGTTACTCTAAAACTAATTCTGTCACCTTTTGCAAAGGTTACACCGTTAAAATCTGTTGTTGCGGTGCTTACATTCGTTCCAGCTGTTACTACTAATGCCTTAGTATTAATCCCTACTTCCACGCCATTCTTTTGTATTTGCAAAATGAAGTTTGCGCCTGTTGGTGCAGTCACCAAGCTAATGAATGGAGAGCTTGTAATTTCAAAATTCTCTAATACAATAAATTCGTGTACAATAGTACTCGCTACTATGTTGTTACTTCTATCTGTTAGCGCAATTTGCATTTTTTGCAACGCATACACAATAGGTGATAATGGATTGGTTATGTCTATTCCTATTCCCGCTCCTGCTTGTAATGATTGAAGACTACTATTGTTGAATTTAATTCTGTAAACACCCAAAATATTATCTACATCTACAGTAGTATTAGTCCCTGCAACGAAGTTCAACTTATCTGTAATTCCTACCAAAGTTCCGTTCTTAGAAACAGAAACTTGTGTGGTATCTGGTGGCAATACCACGGTATTCCCTCCGCTGATAGATAGGTCGTTGCCTGAAATGGCGAGGTTTTGCGGTGATGGTATTGCGCCAACGGTTATGAATCCGCTGTCGTTTATAAAATCACTTACATTTGTTGGCGTATTAGTTAGGTCATTATAATCGCCACTCGTTGCAATATCTGACAATTGTTCTAAGTTACTATTCTTCCTACCATACGTTTTTCCATCATTAGGCGTGTTCAATTCATTCTCTATATCTGTAAGGTTCTTATCGCCCTCAACATAAGTTAATGGTGAACCCTTTATTAATCTTTTTACTAAATTTAATACTGCCATTTTTTTTAATTTTCACATTCAAAATATCCATCATCAATATACCCTATAACATAGTAAGGATTATCACATATGTTAGGCAATAAATTACCTATTTCTATTCGTGTCCTAACTACATAACAGTCATAATTAATACCATTTTTCTCGTGTATTATATAATCTCCATTAATATCTATAATCTTAAATCTTATTCGTGCATTTTCGTTTATTCCTAATTCGTGTAAATCTATTACTACATTATTTTTATCTGTAACAATAAATTCTCGATAAAATACATTACCATACAATTGTATTTCTAATTTGTGTTGTCCATCATTATCGAACTTAAATGGAATCCTAAACACATCACACATCCCTACACATCCTAAGTCAAGCGTATTATTGCAACAGTTCATCATACCAACAGTAATTGAATAACACTTATCTGTTAACTGAACTCCATTAGGTTGTATAATCCTAAAATATACTACTCCATACTCGTTAAATAAGTCTTTCGGTATTACTATTTGTTCGCCTTGCGTTGCGTTTATTGAATGATTATATCTTACTTCATGTTGTATTATCTCTAAAAAATGAATACCTGAAATATCCGCCACAAATGGCAATATTATACTGTCACAATTAACAGAACATCCAATGTTTACATAGTTATTACAGCATTTCATTTTATAATAAATTTTAAAAATGTATTAGAAATACCAACAACTGAAAAAAATATAAATGCTTTAAAGCTGAATATAAATAATGCAACCAATAATATTGTTATCCAAAAATTTGTACAAATAATACAACCTCCTAAAGGCTTAAAGTACCAACGTTTATTGGTATTTATAAAATTTCCATACTTGCAAAATATCATTCCATCTTGCAGACAATCATCAAAGAAATTCGCAAGACTTGCGCCCGAAAACGCAACAAATAAAATGTTAACAAATACAATCAATTCCATTTATTTCACATTCTTTGTAGTATATAAATTTATAATTAAAATTTATTTTAAAAAAATTTAATTCATTATTAGTTATGTTTTCTGCTTTTAATATTTCAGGCTTATCTAATATAATATTGTTTACAGTTATTCCTTTAATACTCGATAGCTTATACATTACATTTCTAATCAATGAATCTAATGTATATCCAACAACTCCAACAATCAATGAAAGGTTTACATCTGCATTATATGAATCGTCACAAGCAGAAATATTCGCATTTGATAAATTTATGTTTCCGTTATAACGAACATAACCACCGTTATCAGTATCGTTTATTCCAATCGGAATTAAATCAATACCCTTTTTAATCATTAATGTTTTATCATAAAAAATACCTATTCCATTTACATCAAATGGTAAATCTTTAAATGTGTTCAATATTATATTTTCATCGAAAATCATAATCCTAATTCTTTTAAAATTAAATCTCTAAAATTAGCTGTTACTGCATCCTTAGCGGACTCTATTTCTTCTTTTGATGGTTCAAATATAAGTTTTTTAATTTGTGTTTCCTGTCCTTTTGCAATGTCTAAAGGTATTGAATTATATGTTTTATTTTTTCTTTTATAACTTAAATTTGATTTTGAGAACTCGATGCTCAATGCATCGTTATTAATGATTATTGAGTTTTTAAATTGTCCTGTTAGTTGCAAATCTTTCCTCGTCACTTGTCTGCCTATTGAAAGTCTATATTCTTTATATTGCTTAGATTTATATCCACCAAAAGAACCACCATTTGCACCCAAATTATCATTGAAAATTCTATTCAATAAGTTAGCTTGAATTTCAGGCAAATATGACTGTATAGCTTCGGTAGCTAAATTGGGCATACGTTTCGCCATCTCATTGAATACGGAAGATAATTTTATTAAATTCATGTCCGTTTACCAATTGTAATGTTCTTTGGTGTTAATCCTTTTCCAGAATTATTTACAACCTTAACTACTTTTGTAGTTTGTGTTTTTACAGTCGGTGTTTTTTGTCCGCAACAAGCCATAATTTTTAATTTTTAAGGTAAAACCATTGTATATCTGTCCCCTCCACATTCCATGCAACATGGACAATTAGGAACTGGTATATTTAATTTTTTTAATTCTTTTTGATACATTCCTTTTGGAGAGTAGGTAGATTCTGTAGCAGGGTCGTACTTCAATAGATTATAATCACTATCTAACCACGCCATTTGTGCAACTGCTACATCTTTTTTTATAGAAAGAAAATCATTGAAACGGTTACTGTCCATTACTTCTTTCCATATTAACGCACTTGCCTTATACTGTACCGCCACCGCTATCTTATCCGCAAATCTGCATAAGTATTCCCTATTATCACATCTTATCTGCAATTGAATTGTAATGCCGAACAACTCCGAATTATTGATAGAAAATAGATTTGACCCACTATCATTGATAACTGAATAAGGAATGAAATCTCCACCTATACTGATTATGCTATTATCGGGAATATAATCATTAATACTAATAGTAATAATATCATTATCTAAAGTAGTAGCGTTGTACATTTCACTACCATTTAATTTAATTATAGTAGTGCCTCCTGATGCTACATTTACGATAATTTTATTAATGAAAATCCGTGATAACGGCTTACATTTATCAGATAAAGATAATTTTAAGTTATTAGTACCTACTATACTTACTGTATTATCTGATACATCTCCAACGTCTGAATCTAATAGTATTTTATTTGAAATAAATCCATCAAAGGTTATGTCATTAAATGCCATTTCCCACGCTTGATTTATTTTCGTTTCTATCATTTTGCGCCCGGACCCATAACGCTCATCTGCTATCTTAGAAGCTGATAATAATGATATTCCTATATCATCTAAATAATATTTAGCTGTGTCATTAGAACACAATCCACGAATAGAAATAATATCTTTTATGCAGTTCATATTTTTTTTTATTTAAAAAAAAAGAGGATGGTAAGATTTTTACCTTTCCACCCTCCCAAAGCCAGCCAAGCCTTGTTTATGTTGTAATAAGTTCAGGTGTAGTTACTGAATTAATTAAATCACAAGATACATCACCGCATCCTAATTGGAAAGCTAATGCATAATTGTAATCTTGACAATCACCGAACGCATCTGCTGGTAATGGAACTATCTCGAATTGTTTTTGAAAAGCAAAAACCCATTCATCACAATTCCTTTCCATGAAATAATCCCATTTCAATCCTCCTAATTCGACTTGCCCATATTCTTTTTCAAAATAATTTCTACCTCCAACGCTAATAGTCGCTCCTTTTTCCACAAAGTCACCGCTATTTTGGTAGTATTCTACTGGTCTAATAGAACCAGGCAACCATGTGAGAATATTGTCCGTACCTTTTCCCGCAAATGGTGCAACGTTATTAACGTTTGCATCTCTAAACAAATTATTAATTGTCGCTCCTCCTGCATTAATACCATTTGATGATAATCCTGAATATGCTAAAGCGTTTCCAAAGAAATCTAATTTACCTGCTCCAACTATTATAGCATCGTCATTCTGATTCATTTGCTGATAAATCGTTTTTAACAATGATAATCCTGCTGGGTTCGCCACTCCGTTTGATGTTACTACTGGAATATTAATAGGAGATATTAATGATTCATCTCCTGTGATAGGATATTTTCCCATTAATGTAGCTAATTGTGCTAATACAACATTATTGAATCCTTGTATTGCCGCGTCTAATCTCAACCTCAAAACTGTGTTGTAAAACTCAACACGATTCTCGCACATGGTACGAATTTGTTCATCGTTTAATTTAAACTTCCAATTAAATGTTTTTGTAATTTCTACATCTGCGAATTTAAATGGATTCCCTGCATCTGTTGCAGTAAGACTACATTTTGTAATAGGTGTAGTACTTCCTATTGTACATTCTTTAGTGGTGTACTTTACTTTTACTTTTCTTGAAGACGATGCAGATGGTTTCTCTTTTCCGTCTTCAATTACCGCTAAAGCTCCACCATTAATAGATGAGTAAAGTGCTTTAGTTGCTCCCGCAGAGCGTTGTTCTAACGATGGCGCAATGCCTCCTAATGCTTCTGTTTCAGATAGCATTAAATTAATACAACACAAATTGTTGTTACTGTTTACTGGTGATACTATTGACATTTTTTTGAATTTAATTAGTTATAAAATGCCATTTTAAGTTTGGGAAACTCGATTATCCTTTAACGTGGATTTACGTCAATTATTAACCCCATTTTCGAGGTATTTTTGTAAGGTAGGAGATAATACTAATTCATTATTTCCGCCTTGTGTTTGTTGTGTTTGTGGTGTTCCGCTTCCGTTGCTTTTCTCTACAAAAGAACCCAAATACTTTTCATCTATTGACTCTAAAGTTTCAAATCCTGTGTTATCGTTTTTCTTTAACGGATAACCGTCTTTTAGGAAACTAATATTCCCTTTATCATCTACTTTAGTAGAAATTCCATCTATTGACAATCGTGTTTTTAAATAGGTTATTGCTTCATCCTCAGGAATGATTCTTTTCTTTGAAAAAACTTGTTTTCTAAAAATTGAATCTGCTTGAATGTTGTTTAATTTATTATCGAACTCGTTTTTAATTTTCAGTCTTTCCGTTTCTATTTCTGCTTCTTTATTTTGCAGTTTAGTATTTAAGTCGAAAATAGTATTATTCAATGTAGATACTTCTTCATTCCCTGCACCTTTCAATTTCTCTTGCGCCCGTTCCAATACTATATCATAATCTATCTCATCGAGTTCTTTATTTGTTAGTGCTAAAGCAAATTTGTTATTCAATGTTTTCTTTGCCTTGGTGTATGCTTCCGCTAATCCTTGTTTTTTGCTTTCTGATTTTAGTGAGTTGTTATAATCTGCATCTGCCTTAAACAATTCAAATTTATTTGAATTGAAATCTTTTAATATTGAATCAATGTCCGTTTCATCTTTTTCGATGTCTTCTATTTGAGATTTTGTAAAACCTAACTTAGTGAGAAAATTAATGTACTTATCCATGCTTATTTATTTGATTTTTTCTTTTCTTGCTCAAATTGCTTTCTTTCTATTTTCAGATTTTCACGTTTGATATATAAGTCTGTTTTTTGTCTTTCCAACTCTTCACGTTCCTCTATTATTTTCTTTCTCTCTTGTTCTATTATTTCTATAGCAACGTCTGTAGTTACATTTACTAATTCACCCTCCATTACATAGCGTTTGCTATTTATTAAAGCTATTGCTTCCGTTTCAGACACTCCAAATAAAGTGTTACCTGTTTTTATTTCAATTATATTAGGCATATACAAAACTAAATTATTACAATAATAATAATTTGTGAAAAGCTCACTTTCAGTAAGTAAATATTTTTTATTAAAAATTTTATTATTGTGTGCTTTTAATTTGTCACTAAATGCTTAATATAATAAGATGGATTAGCTTTTCCCCACCTATATAAATGTAATACGTATAAGGAGTTTATACGTCCAATCCTTTGTAATTTACTGCTAAATTCAATATCAAATCTTATACTATTTTCATTAAATCCTCCTACTTGTTCCCATATAGATTTTTTAAATAACATAAAATACCCAGCACACACACGAACATCTGTAATAGTAGTATCTTCTTTTATATTATTAGCTATATCAATATGTATGTTCAAATCTTGCTCATCGAATAATACATTTTTATACCTCAATTCAGGCACTCCAATTCTGTTTGTATAGCAAGTGAACGCATCGTAATTGTCGCCATGTTCTGCTATAGCTTTCTCTATTATTCTGCCATAATCTGAATTTAAAAACATGGTATCGCCATCTCTAATACATATCCAATCTTCACTATTAGCTACTAATTCACAGTGTGCATTATGCGTTTTACCTATGTTCTTATTTACATCAAATGGAGTGAAATAGTAAATCATCATTACTTATGCTTAAACCAACTAATATTATTACGTTCAAATTTCTTATAAACGGTATTTACTTTAATTCCGTGTTCTATTCTCTGCATTTTGTATGCAATAAAATTAAACAATGCCATGTCTGTAAGTTGATTATAATTATTCAATTCATATACATTAATAAACATTTCTAAGAACTCCAATACAACTCCAATACTACCGCCTACAATCCCAGCATTTAATAGTGTTTTGCTTGTATAATCCTTATAAAAATCTTTTAAAAAATCTGCTGTATGGTGCTTCTTTAGCCACACATTATTAATTGTACTCGGTTCATCTCCACAGAATAATACATTATCCGAATTATCGAATTTTATTTTATTGATTATTTCTACATCGGTAGCATCTACCATAAACACACCTCCAATCTTATTTTTTTGGTCTTTCAGATATTCATAATAACTAATCCATCTCTGAAAGTATGGATTTATTTTACACTCCGTTCTTACAAACTCAACGTTTGGAATATTAATGTTTTCGAAGCAATCATTCAATACTATTAACTTATAACCATGTACCGCACAACTCATTATTAATGGTTGCAATTCAGATAAATCTGCTGTCCAATTAATGTTTCTTTGTGTGTCTTTTTGTGATGTAAAAAAACAAGTCATTATTATATTCTCCAAAGGCATAAAATTTATAAATTCTCTACTATTTTGTTTTGATTCATAATATATTTTATTTTTCAAGATACTTCTATTGCGTTCCATTGGTCTTACGCTACTATTCCTATTACTGTTATGTTCATCATCCGAATAGAATAAACCTTTGCTATTAACAACGTCCATATATTTATGGGAAGTTAGTCCAGCATTGTATATTCTTTCAGAAAGTGATACGTGTTCATAACCCCATTTACCGAAGTTCTTATCCATACCACCAACGGTATCTAATACAATACGCTTATAGTACAACATACAACCTCTTGGATGTGTATATGCAATTATGTTTTCATCTTTAAAAACTATTTCTGAATCGTTTATATTTATACCATTCTTAAAATTTGTAAAAATATAATTCAAATGATTTTCCTTGCTATTAACGTATGGAATCCACCAATTATCTACTATCGGAAAGGTATCTGAATCGAATAAAAAAATATGTTCACATCCTGCGTTATACAATAATTCTAAGCATTTATTTTTTGCAACCGCAATGCCTACATTGTTATTAAATCTAAATGTAGATTCAGGGAATGGACTTGTACTTGCATCGTCAATAACTACTAATACTGCATTTTTAGGCATGAATTTTTTAATATAACCGTACGTTTTTAAAAAGATATGATACCTATTATGTTCCGTTATTCCTATTCCTATCATGCTTTCATAATATTTAATAAGTTTTGCAAATCTCTTTCTGTCTGTACTCTATCTATATTCTTCCCGCCAGACGTTGGGTTTCTTGTCCACTTAACATCATGCCTACAATTATAACCACCCCTAAGAATTGTAAAGTTTTCGGGCATGGTATTTTTATAAATTCCGTGTCCTTTGTTAGTTGTAATTATTTTCCCATTTACAGTTTCATAAGTGATTAATACTTTACTCGGAATACCATCAGGCGCAAATTCATCTAATATCTTTACAAGTTCAGACTTGTGAATTGCTTTAGCGTAATTATCCCTTATATGTGCGCAAATAGGGCGTGTAGTTTCAATCTCTGAACCTACATAATAGAACCATTCTAAGTCATGTGCTACTCTTACTTGTTCGTTAATAGCACCATTGTACTGCATCATTCCATCGTATGCGACTTGTTTAGCATATTTAATTGTAGGATTGTCACTTTCATTTAATCTACTTATAAGTTTATTTTGAACTTCAACATACCCACGCCCTAACATTATATTTTCACGAAAAATTTCTTCCAATGGTCTTACAATGTTATAAGAAGCTCCACCACCACGCAAGTAATAAGACATCTTATCCAAATACATAGGTATTACATCGGACTTCTTTATCAATGAAGAATAATCGTTAATGATATTTTTATACCAAAATCCATTTAATTCTATTAGTTTGCTTAAATCAATAAACAACTTATTGACGTTATCTTGGTATCCACTTGCTATGATGTTTTTTCTTATGACAGAATCTAATTCAGCTAATGCTTCTTTGTTGATTATTAACCTACCTCTTGAAGTATGTTTAGACAATTCATTAAGCAATAAATCATACAATTTATTGTTGTTCTTGGCTAATTCTTTGAGGAATCTATCTACCGACTTGTCTATATGGTCGATTATCATAGTACATTATTTGTACTTAAAGGTACTACATATTTTTGCAATTCTTTATCTAAAATATCCTTTATATTTTCAAAATCTTTCTCCAATAGTGTAGAATCATTTTGTATTAGTTCCTTTAATATTTGGTATCCTTGCGTATGCAATAATAATTCTAATTGAGTTATGTCGCTACCGAATATTGATTTAACTGTTTGAATTTCATCCAATCCATAAGCAAACAACTTATCATATTTAGATAGGTATTCAACGATAAATATATTAATCTCGCTGTCACCGAAATTCTTTATTAAGTATCTTTTTGTTAGTTCTACAAGTATCACATAAGGCGCACCAACTGCTTTAGCTTGATTTATTTGAGTCAATAAATCCGTTTGGTTTCTTACGTCAAAGTTTTCAGGGAATCCAATATTAATCATGCCTGTACCGCCTCGATACATATCAATTATATTAAGTACGTTTTCGTATTGGATATATAAATCCATTACTATTCGTGTTACTAAATCTACCTTATGACTTACATCGTATGATTTAGCCTGTGCGCTCTGATTGGTCATATTTTGATTTAAAACACACAAGGAGCTTAGCATTTTTTCAAAGTAAAAAATACTTCTATCGGCACTGTGTTTTAGTATGTCGGTAGGTGGTGTAATGAATCCCTCAGGCTGTTGGAATTTACCGTCATTGCCATATAACAATCCTCCTTTGTCAATCATCATCGTACCCATCGGAGTAGTATCCATAATGTATCCTGTACCCTTACACACGCTACACGTTTCACCGTTGTCGGTAACATATTTGTTCTTTTCTATGTGACAACCCTCTTCAATGTTATTACACGCTACCTTAATCCTCCAATGTCTTGGATACACATAACGAACTTCACATACTTGTAAGTCACTATTTTGACCTACAAACAAATCACCCCATGCCGCTGCACCGTGATAATCAGAAACGAAATATTCTAATACATCTCCACTATCATATTGCTCTATAATTTTTTTGCTACCAATATTAATTACTGGTATTTGTTTTAAGTTATTAGCGTATAATGGATGTTGGACATAATCGTATCTTCTCTCTTTGCCTTTTATCGGATAAATTAAATAGGTTTGTTCTTTGGTGAGTACATAGTAATAATCCGTTTCCTCATTATTCTTTATACCGTACTTATATTTTCCTGCTCTAAAAATGAAAGTGTCGCTATCTGAATAAATAATATTATTGTGTGTTACTAATACTATTTCAATATCAATCTTTTTATTCCTAATTGTATTAAAATCTGGAATCTCATAATTAAAGTTTGGTATAAATTCAATGTCCGTATGCTTCGGAATAATAGCAATACACGCATTAGGGTCTGTCTGCTTATAAGAACCTATTTTTTTGATTATGAAATCTTTTAACGAAACTGTTTTGAATCCGTCTTTTAGTTCTATATTATTTTCATATTCCAATACATTACTATCACCATAATCTACCGTAACATCTATTCCCATTGCGGTAGTTATATAATCTGAAATAGCTTTATCAAATTCGTCCTTAGTAACTGGTCGGTGATTGTCCTCTCTGTACCCTAAAATAGCATCGTTTTCACTTTCTAATGGTCTTCTTTTTCGAAATATGTCAGTAGGTATTACTGCTTGTGTATGTACAGACATAATACTATAAATCTCACGCCATTTATCTTTGACGTGAGATTTATATTTATCGGTTATAATACTTAAATAATCCAATTGTATTAAGTTGTTGGTGTTCCTGATGTAATTACATTCAATACGGATTGTGGTAATAAAATACCCTTTAATCCTTTTTGGTAATTGTTGAATTTAACGTTAATATTCAACTGTTGCAAGTTCCCTGCTTCACTTGTTCTGCTAACCTCTGCCGATATATTTCCAAAACCGGGATTTGTTCCTGCAACCCACTTATAATTAAAATATAATAAGCCATCACAACCAATCCATAATACATTCTTACTTGAATAAGAAGACTTGACATCATTTTCAAAATCAAAGTCGAAATAAGTAACGTTGTCGAAAAGTTTTGTGAACCATTCAAAACCCGCTATCTCATCAATTACTTGCTCAGGCGAACACGCACTCAATAACTCTTTTTTTAGGTCAGGATTTATTAATTTCCCAAACCCTTTTGGCGAAACAACTAATTTATTGTTGTTGATTAATGTTTGCCATTCATTTGCGTCAACAAGAGATGTAATTACAGCATCACAATCCAAAAGTATAAATCTTTCAAAACCTCCTTTTCGGGTGGATTCTGTCATGCTACATGGTATTGGATAAGTTCTAATTTGTGAGTTATTACAACTCGGGTTACAGATTTCTGCCATTTTTTATTTTTTATTTAGTTAAAAATTATGGCTTGGCTGGCTTTATTTCTTTAATTTTTTCTTGTTCTTTTTTAGGAGAAAAATCAAAATTCATTTGTCCACGAAACATAATTATATATGCCTTTAATTCCTCTCCTGATAAGGTTATCTGCTTACCATTAATTCCTATAATCTCATATATGTCTGTATCTACAATAGTAGAAAATTCTTTTTGCGCCTTTAATGATTCTGACAAACTCATATCCAAAAATAAATGATATTTATTTACTAATTTTGTGAAAAGTCAACTTTATGGAAATTACAGGGTTATACGCAAAAATCAATATCAATAAAAAAAAGATGGATAGGCTTTGTTTTCGAAAAAACTCGTGTTATATCGGAGAAGATAAGCGAGTATTGGAGGTTTTAAATCAAATGAAAACAAACTTTACTTATCTGATTTATAATTTTGATAAAATGAATATTGATGATATAGAAATACATTTGAAAAAGAACAATATAAAATCTTTTTTCAATGGATTTTGCTATTTCAATTCAAGAAATACTAATGCCATTAAAATAAAAATTGACAAAAAATATCGTACAGAATTAAAATCTAAAATGAAGTTTATTTATAACGTATTATGGACGTTCACTAACAGCAACAATCTACTTTAACAACTTCATTCCCTGCTTCAACTAATTCAATACGTGCGGTAAAATAACCGTTATTATTACTATTAATTGTATAGATAGAACTATCATCAATATAATACCTTTTGTCGTTTATGTATATATCTTTATGCAAAAATGCACGTTCCAATACTTCATGTAATGCTATTGAGTAGCTACCTATTCTTAATTCTGATTTAGTTACTGAATGGTCATATATGGTACTGTAACTACCGTCATTATTGACAAATTGTATTCTTTCCTTTTTGTCTAATGATGTTCGAACGATAAATCCATTTAGATATAATTCATTCATAAATGGTAGATTATTGTAGTCAATTTCTTTGAACATACATTTATCTTTCCATTGAATTTTTACATACTTGTTCAAGTTGCAAGTATTGATATTATTAGTATCTATTAGTTTTATGTTTTGTGATAAATATGTTTTAGATGTGCTTAATGAATCACCAATAATTAGATGTATTTTAAATGTGTCTTGTGGTAGATAATCATTTTGTAATTGGAATAATAGATTATCATTACTTGATACTTCTGCATACGGAATAGCTGTTTTAATTCCGTTGCAATCTACTGAACTTACTACTATTTCATCTGTTCCAATTTCATGCAAAGAAAAGTTGTCTATCAATAATCTTTCAATGCCATCATTTTGCATATTAGAAATATCTGTCGCATCAAAAAGCATTTCAAAATTATAGGTATCGTCAAAATTAAAACGTAAATCAGTACTTAATGTATTAGGAACTCCTTGTAATGATATTGATTCTTCATGTACAATTACATTAGAACTATCTTTTACTTTTATTGTGAAAACTATTGGTGTAGCAATAGAATAATCAAATTTTAGTCTATAATATTTAAAACTTTCTAAATAAATATCTTTAATTAATTTCCCTATTACACGTTGTCCAAGTGGAGGTATTGTTGTCCGTTGTAAACTCAATTTATTAGATATAAAATGAAAATTATCTCCTATAAAATAAGCTGGATTTATTGTAGTTATGTTTATTATTTGCGTTATTGAATTTAATGATATATAAGAATTTGATGGCATATTAGCCAACTTAAATACATTCCCTGTACGTGTCAATGTAATAGGAATAACGGTACTTAGATATGAATTAATCCATGCTTCAAGATTGTTTTTGTAATTACTAAAATTAATAGCTTTAATGAAGACAATTAAAGTTTCTGCATCTCTCCATTGATGGTAATTACCTAATAAAACATTATTAGCTATGAATAATATCCGATACCCATTTGTGTATAAAATAAATACATCATTCAGTGTAGGAGTGTCGGTGAACTCCATTTGTAAATCTGTACTTGTAATTTTATTGAAAGGGTTCTCTGTCATAGATAATAAGCTACTCCCTAACTGTTTTCTCCCTTTTAACTGAAATTCAATAGGTTTATTTATGTCCATCAATACAGTATCAGGACATCCTCCACACTCTATTATTTCTGCTTGTTCGTATATTGTAACATCGTCAAAAAATAAACCATATGTTGAGTTTCCTGTGTCATTACAAGCTCCAAAATCACCGCTTCCTGTTGCTCTGCTACCTATTTCAAATCTGTAAAATCCTCCTACAGAAACATTAATGTCTAAAGAAACAGTATTGAATAATGAATTAGTATTTGCTGGAAAAATATATTCAGGAATAATATCGTATGTATTATCTGTCATGTGCTTTACTCGAACAACAATATTGAATTTGTTTATTGCTCTATATTTGAACGTAAATTTATACCGTGTAAATTGGTTTAACGATATGTTCTCTTGCCTAATATAACCATGATAACAACCATAATTCCATTGATATTCCATACATTTAAGAATAGGATTATGTACATAGTTATCAGTAATCCATCCGCTCGAATTTGTATTAAATTTACCGTTTGAAATTAAATTACTTCCTGTGTTTGCGGTTCTATTTTCGTTAAAAAATAGGTTTTGATATTTTGGTATATGTGTCATTTGCAAAAAGTTTCTTTATGAATTAATTGTAATTTAGATAATTTATTGTGGTTGTATTCTATTTTTTTTATCCATGTTTTTTTGTTGTCCAATAATATAAATCCTTTTTTATTGTTCTTTATTTTTAAAAAATCCGATATACATAACGGGTAATTTAATTCAGTAACGAAAGGAGAAAATATCTCAATATTATCTGTTACATCCTCGCATATGGGTACTTCAAAAATGGAATCATAAAAAATGAAATAAGTAGATAATGAATTTACAAATCCTGTCAACACTTCCATCTCATAGGTTAACATCACGCAATTACCACTTTGTAGATTCAATTCAGTAGTATATTCTATTGATTTAATTGGTCTTCCTCCGCTTGTTGTATCGTATTCGATAGAATCACCTGCTTGTACCTTGTACAATTCAGTAGTCAATGTGTCATCGGAAAAAACCGTCCAAAAGAAAGTAAATTTTGATTTTACAATCCATCTTAACCCGAAATTTTTACTACTCATTCTTAATAAAGAAGATACCTTAAATGTATAATTATTGTCTGAATTGCATTTGTAGTATGTTTTCACATTAGCAGGATGGCACGTTGCATTTTGCGACTTTTGCCCGAAATTAATAGGGTCGCCATTTATTAAATTTAAAAATCCTAATCCATACTTATAAACATAATCATCAGGCATGGAACACAAATCACCTCTGTCTAACCGCATAAAATAAACATCCGAAAAATCATCCTCATTATATTCGCCATTTTCTGCCATTAATCCACTCCTACTATCTATGTAACAACTATTACCATTACCTACCCAACGTCCTGTCGTATTGATATTATTTGTTCTCATGTTGTAATTTAATCCCACTTCACCGACTAATTTATTTTCCCCTCCTGAATACTCATAGTTTAGCAGAAATATATTTGAATCATATCTGTAATCAGCATCCGCATCAATTGTCAACATTAATGCTTCTATAATAATATTAGCATCTATTATAAAATCATTCACAATATCTAATACATTCTCCCGCTCTCCACCACATCCTGAACAACCTATAAAAGTGTACTCCCCCCATCCATTACGACTGTCTTGTGACTTGTATGGTTGTTGGTCGTTTGCCTGTCTGTCAACCTCCGTGGTATTACTACCAATCTTTAGTGAATTATAAATCCTTGTAGTGTCTATGTACTCATTACCGTCTAATGGATAACCATCTATGCTTAATATATTATCTGTTTCGGAATAAAAATAATTTTCATTCTCTATACGCAAGTAAGGCGTTCCGTTAATCTCATATTCAACGCAAATAAATAATTGTTCCTTTGCCCGAAGCTCCTTAAATAACTTGCTAAATGATATTGTAGGATATGATTTTTTCCTATTCCTTACGTTTGTCCGCAAGTTATAACCTGTTGTAATAGCATATTTGATATTAGTAAGATAATCCGATACAACATTTATTCTATTGTCAGTAAAGTAAGAAACTATGTATTTAAAAATATCTAATACATCATAAGCCATCCTATTGACATGAAATATATTTGTTTTAATTTGGATTGGATTAAGTTGTATTGGTTGACAGTTCTTAGTTCTTAGATTAAGTACCCCAATTTCAACATCAATAAAATCTCTTATCAATCCGCTAAATGAGTTATCTTTTATATTTGTAACTTTGGCTTGTTTCTTTTGAGGTATTACCTCTACTTTAGTTTGCTTTATTATTCCCTCGAAAATAATAGTATTTAATCCATTGCAATTGGTCATTATGGATAATAATATGTCCTCACAATAGTTATTATTACGTTTACTGCATAAGTAATAATATCCATCACCAATGAATGTCAATTGAGTTTCTGCAACATCTCTTAGTATTTGGTCATTACTTGATATGCCGTCCTCTCTTATTACTGATATAGTTAAGTTGTCTATACCTAAGGGCATATCATGAATCTGAACCCCGTCTAAGAATAAGCTATAATTAATATCCATTTCTATTTGTTCTGTCTATTGTGTTAATTAGATTCCTATTACCTATTATTCTCTCTGCGTTCCCTTGCTTGATATACATTATTAAGTATTGCAATTCATTTTTCAATGCATTTATATCTTGTATATTTTCGGTTTTTTTTGCGTTGAATAATACAGAATAGTTTATATTTTTCTTGTACAATTCCTCAATAGGAATGTATTTTTTGCTAAAGTTATTTTCTTTCATTGCTTTCAATGCATGGTAATACTTATCTGTTTCAGATGAAGTCATTACGCTTTCTCCCTCGTGTAACATTGCAGGTATTGTATCTCTTCCTTTAGGGTTGTTCCCTAATGGTAGTTTTAGAACACCCTTGAAAAAAGACGGTATCGGCTTTGCTAATACTATTCCTAATTGAATAGCACCGAGTGCCGCAGATATTCCAGCTAATACTTGCCCGACTATTGGTCCCCCTACTGCCATTGCTTTAGTTATTGATTCAGCGATATTCAAACCAATATTAAAAACCGCTTGTGCCTTATCAATTATAGCTTGTTTTCTTTTAAGTTTCCTTACTTCCTGTTGGTACTTTTTTTCAGAAATTAGTCCTTGTTCTTTTTGTGAATTTAAAGCGTCTAATTCTGCATTAATGAACATTGAAGAAATGTTTAATATTCCCTCTCCTACCTGCTTAGCTATATCTAATCTTTTTTGTTGGCGTTCCTGCTTCTTTTGTTCCTCCTTTATGTCTAATTCCTCTTTGAATTTATTGTAATCCAAATCCATCTCTTTTAATTTTGCTATGGTATTGGATTTTATCTCTACAATCTTCGCATTTTTTAGAGCCTCGCTATCTTTTGAATTTTGAACATCGTAAATCAATAGGTTAGCATTATCTATTACTTTCTGCTTAGATATTTTATTATACTCATTTGAATTTTTATCTAAATTATTGAGTAGGATATTATCGTTTATCTCTGCAATTTGTAATTTTTCACGTCCTAATCTTATGGATTCTTTTTGTCTATCTGATTCAATTTCATCAAGTTCTTTATTCGTTTCATTTGCTTTTTTAATAATATTCTCATTGTACTTTTGTTCAATTTCTTCTTTCTCTTTTACGGCTTCCGATTTTATTAATTTAATCCGTGTTTCTCCAGCTTCTGTAATGGCAAACTTTCTATCTAATCCAGAAATAGCTAATTCTGCTTCTTTATCAACTAAATTGCGCTCTAAGTTTAAGCGTTCCGCATCTGTTAGGTTCTTATTATTAAGAAGTATTTTTATCTCATCTATTTCTTTTTGTATTCTCGTTTTCGTTGCTTCCTGTGCTTTCTTTGCTAAATCTTCTAAGTTTTTTGCATTATCTTTTTTCTGTTTCTCCAACATTTCAGCATTTTTACGCTCCGCTTCCAATAACTCAATCTGTGCATCCTTATAAGACTTTGTATTGTCTGCACTTACTTTATTAGTCGCTAATAACCTCGCTCTACTTTCCTGTAATTGCTTTAAGTAAATATCTTTCTTTGCTGACTCTAAATCTTTCCCTTTTGCCTTTAATTCCTTAACGGCATATTCCATTTTCTCAATTTCTGCATCATACCATGAAATAGCTTCATCTGTAGATTCTTCTTCGTAGAATTTATCTGATGCCGCCTTAGCCGCCTTAGCCGCTTCCGCAGAACCTTTTTCCCAGTCGTCTTTTATCTTACCCCAGTTAAGCGTGAATATGTCAGATATAACAGACGCAAATTGTTTAATACGTGGTACTATTTGTGATATTACTTCTAATGTCTTTACTTTTATATCCTCCCACAATTTCGGGATGTTTCCCAAAGATGGAAACAGATTAATCACCGCTTCTTTTACTTTATCGAAATTAGCTATTAATAATCCTAATCCAACAATAAATGCACCTATTCCTGTTGCTAATATTGCAATCCTTAATGCTTTCATTGCTAATGTAGTTCCTGTTGTTGCCCATGTCCATAAGTTAGTAGCGGTCGTAAGTCCTATTTTTAATTTGGTGTCTTCTTGAGTTAATTCATTTTGGATTTGTTGTAGTGAAGAAAGAATTAGCATTGCGCTGTTTACTTTTACTAAGGTCTTTTGCAGGTCTTCATTATTGCTCCCTGCTAATGCTGTTGCGCCTTGTAATAATCCAAATCCAGCGGTCATAGTAGATACTATTCTGATAGCTTGGTCAAGTCCAGCAGTATTAGATTTAAGAGATTTTATATGTTTGGATGCATTATCCGTTGACTTAGATAATTCCTTTAGAATATTAGATGCATTTTCATAAGCAACCGAATTTTGTTCACCTGCTAATGTCAGGCGTTTAATTTCATCCTGAAATACTTTAATTGCTTTAGTTGCGCTTATCGTTCCATCTCCTACCTTATTTAGGAAGTCGGTCATGTTTCCTATTGCGCTTGTAGATGCATTAACATCTGCTGTTAACTTATCCAGCCCCTCTTGTTGGAATTTTAGTATTATATTTTCAGCCATTTTCTGTAGGTTGTTTTTGTGCTTGGCTGTCTTCTATAAATTTCACGAACAATTTAAAATAATTATCAATGCTATACAAATGTAATAAATCTAAAGATATTCCTACATTTTTAGCAATTGAAATATCTAAGGTGTCCAATCTTTTTGAAAATTCAAAGATGTCAATGCGCCCTTCATCTGCTCCAGATTTAATAAAAGCTGTACTGAATCTTCGCTCGAGATAGGAATAAAGGATGTAATATTTTTCTTGAGATTCTGAAAAAAAAAATCTCTTATTTCGGGTTCTGAATTAAGCAAATCAATTTTCTTTTTATTGTAAATTTCACTGTAGCCTGTTTCCTTTTCACCATCCAAAATATAGAACATACAAAACATAATTTCTAAAATTATCTCGTTCGTGTTCTTTAATCCTTGCGCTTTAGAAATGAACCAATCGAATGTGCTATTAATATCTATTAGTGCTTGTGTGCGGTCTTTCATGTTTGTACTTTCGAGTGAATTAGTAATAATATTCTTGCACCCATTGACAGCAGATTCCCATTCATTTTTAGTTAAAAGAAATGTTTGCAAATAATTAGTAGCTTCCATTATATTACGATAATACCGTGAAGAAACTTTTCCAAAATCCTCTTGCCTATAGGTGTATAATTGTTCACCTGATTTGAACGTGTAAACGTGTAATACTGGTAATTCTCTTTTTTGTTTCTTAGAAAATAAACGCTTTAATATTTTTTTCATATTACATTTTTTTGTATTTGTCAACAATAACCATCCATAATGGTTCTGCTGTATCACGATAATCAATTAGTGATTTTTTAATAAGGTAAATATCTTGTACATAACTAATAATATTAAATATGTATGAGTAATGCGTGTATAAGGATTGATTGTAATAATCGAACATATCGTTAATGTCTATATAATTCATTCTTTCCTTTAATGCATCTACCATTTTAGCAGAATCATTAAATAACAATATATTATCAATAAATATATTTATGTCGCATTTAATTATTTTGTCTTGCATTGTTTTTAATTCTGTTATTCAAAGATACTATTCTATTTGTTATTTCTGATATTGAGTTACTCCAATTATTATTGTTATTTGCGAACCAAAAGTCCATTAGATACCTCCACGAATCTAAGATGTGAAGTCCATATTTTTTTTTAGCTTCATTAAGGCTTTTCGCTTCATCGGCAAAAGATTGTATTATTTCGTTTTCTAAATCTGGAACGTCATGGAACAGCAATGTATTTTTTTGAAGTAAAAATAAAGCAGAATTAATTATTTCACTTGATAATATATGAGTTATGTTTGAATTTCGTATATGAATCTGTTGTTCATGTATATTTAATTCTTTTGCAATGGTAGAATAAAACGTCATGCTTTTTTCTCTATCGGCACTTCCTGCCCTCCCAGATGCATCACCTGTTACTTGTATTCTGTAAGCATTAATTAGTCCTGAATCTATGTATTTTGTTTTGATACGCTTACATACCGCTGACAGCGGAGAAGTTTTAAATATATTATTTTCATCTTCAATTATTACATCTATAATATGGTAAGATAATGTTTCTCTATTTAGTTGTCCGATTGTTGCAGATGTTGGATTAGCGTTAAAGTCGAAACCAATTGTAAGGTTATATTTGTTTGATACTTTGTATGTATCCAACGTAAAATGCTTTTCTGTGCTGTATGAATAGAAGAAAGGATTTGTATTACTATTAATACCCCAGCGCCCCTCTATGTCAACTAATAACCTATTTACATTACCGAGTGCATTTAATTCTAATGTTTTCCTATACTCATCTTTATTTATAAAATCGTTATCGAGGTAAGTAGAATGGTGGAGTAATGTATTAATTTCAAAATCATATTTTAATTTGTACGCATCATTTTTGGAAAAGAAATAATCACGAATCCAATGCTTCTCGTGTACTGGATTGAAAGAAATGATAAATTGTAAGTTCTTATTTAATGGCGTTCTTAGGAGCGCATTTAGCGTTAAAAAATCTTCTAATTTTCCTTTTGTAATTTCATCCCACCAAATAATTGTAGGGTCTGAAATCCCCTTTGTTTTCTCAGGGTCATCCATTCCAATAGGCGTGAATCGTGTGCCTGTTAGGTTGTTTACTATTCTGTAATCTCCGTCATAAAAATTAAAATAATCTCTTATTCCGTACATTGTAGCTAACTTTTTGAAGTCGGCATACTGTTGTGATTTTATATGTCTAAATTCCTTATTAACATATAGTATATGATTATATTCATCTAAGAAAGATAATAATAATAATTTTAACATAATATGATGTGTCTTTCCTGAACCACGAGAACCGAAAGCAATAACATACCTGTCTTTGGAATTTATAATATTAATGAACTTAGCAGAATAGCTTTTCTTTGAAAGAGTTAATTTCACGCATTTACATTTCTTTAGGTTCTATGATAATTTCGGTAATTCCTTTAATGGTTGTTTCTGATTTTGTAGGAGCATTTAATCCTAATACATCAATTATCAACTTAATTGCATTAATATCACCATTATTTGCTTTAGCCATCAACACAAAAGCAATATTACTTTCGAGCGTTAGTTCTGTATCGTATATATCATTTCTCTTAATCTTAGATAAGAAATCCAAAGCTTCTCTAAATTTTACAATCCTTTTTTTACCTGCCTTACTTTCAGGAGTTGGTTGGTTTTCTGTAGAGAATGGTTTGCCAAATTTTTTCCCTCTATTATGGTCGCCTCGTGCCATTTGCGTATTATTAGCGTTTATTCACAAAAATCAAACTAAGCTGCTTTTTAAATTATTAGGCTGGAGTGACTTAATTGCACTCCATTCTATAAGTTCTGTTTTAACAATTCTATTTTGAATCATAAAACAAACCTACGATTTTTTTTTATTAAATCAAATATAATATGACTAATATAATTATTCACCATTATTATTTTTTAAAAAAGACTGAAAAAACAACACTTTCAACATTAAGCCAACGTTACCAAAATTAGTTAAAATATGTTAATTTATATTTTTGGTTTTTCATAAAAATATATTCAGAAATTAGTAATTAAAATAAATTGCATAATAATTGTTACGCATATATAATTGTATAATTATTCATGCATACCTAATTTTAGGTACTATTTTTTTTAAAAAAAATAATCCTGAATGTATGATTATTTTATCACCTACTATATGTGCAGAACTGTTTTTTTAGATGGTTTTTTTTTGTTTTTGTTTTTTAAAAAGTTAAACCAGCTTCAAAACATGGCTTATTTCTCGTTTTAAGGCACTTTTTAAGCATTATTATCTGCAAATAGTGTATTTGTATTGTTTTATTTATTAACGCCAAAATAAGGCGTGTTTTTTTTATTTTTAATTTTTTTTCTTCTTCTTCCTCTTCCTCTTCAACATCTACATTAGGTTTTAGTTTGGTTTTAGTTTGGTTTTAGTTTGGTTTCTTTTTGGTTTTGTTTTGGTTTTAGTTTGGTTTTAGTTTGGTTTTTTACCTCATATTATATGCATACCGTTTAAATGTTAAAAAGTGTTAAAAAATAAAAAAATAAGTAAAAAGAGTTGTGTAATTAAAATTTATTATTCATATTTGTACCATCAAATTAATTCACAACAAAAAACAAAAAAATGAAAACAGAAACACTTCAAAAAAGATTAGACAGCCGTTACAACGGAAGTAAAACGGTCATGTATCTTTTATCGGCGAAAAGAAAATTAATTAATATTACTAAAATTAATATATGATATTAATGCTAATATTTGCCATATTATACATGGCTACCAAAAATGCAAAATTAACCGAAGATGACTTCGGGTATAAAATCTAAAAAAAATCTAAAAATAATAATATGAAAAAAATACAATCATTAGAGCAGTTAGATGCTATTGTGTACACACTCGTTAACCATACATCCTTCGATGTTTCGGAAGATAAAGAATTTGAATATAAAACATATAAAAAAGATAATATGTTATGTGTTTACACTTCATTCATTGAAGCTTATTCGGAGCCAAATTTCAAGGGCGACTACCTTCAACCAGCAGATGAATATGGAATAATACGAAACGAGCAAGTACATTATTACCTTGCAGGTGACTTGATTTTGAAGATAATCAAAGACATGGAAGCAGAACTCGAACGCATTATGGATGCAGACGAACCTGAATTAATTGAGGAGGATGCAGATGATTATGTCGAATATGAAAAAGAATAATACAATAAAAACCGATTTTAATTTGATTTTTCATAGTGTGTTTTTTTTTGTTTTTGGGGAGTTTTTCGGTTCTCCCGCTTTTTTTAAAAAACACACTTAATTTTAAACAAATTTAAAAAAAAATATATGATAATTTATAATCAATTAAAAAGCGTTCCAATTGAATTTTTAAAAACAATTCAGGCGGGTAGGCTTAAGGGAATGTCCGATATAAAGCCACAATGGCGAATATTAAGGCTAACAGAAGTGTTTGGTGAATGTGGGTTTGGATGGAAAATTACAGACTTGCAATTTACATATAAAGAAAATGAAAATGAAGTTGTATGTAATTGCCATTTGAATTTTTATTATAAATTAAATGGTGAATGGAGCGAACCAATCCCAGCCACGGGAGGAAGTAAATTTTCAACAGTGGAGCGTAACGGCATTTATGTTTCCGATGAATCGGAGAAAATGGCTTATACAGATGCAATATCTGTAGCCACTAAAATGATAGGTCTTGCAAGTGACGTGTATATGGGTTACGGTAGCAAGTACACGCAACCAGTACCAACGGCACCAACGGCACCAACGGCACCAACGGTACCAACGCAAAAACCAACGCTAATTGTTTTGGATGATGAAAAGAATTTTACTAAACAATGGATAAACGTAACCGAAGCCATTAAGGCAGGTAAAATAAAAAACGTGGAACAAATCAAAAACGTATATAACATTTCTCCAATTGTAGAAGTGAAATTAAACGAATTATTACCCCCCCAAAAATAAAAAATAAATGAAAAGTAACATAATAAACACATCTATAATGCCAACAAAGGCAAACATCGAAAAGGTGGCACAATCAATACTACAACCATTACAAGACGGCTATATGTCTGCTCCCGAGGCGGCGGTGCGCATTAAGTTCTTAGAGGACGTTCTGAAAAAAGTAAAATCAGAACTTGAAATAAAAGAAAACGATGTTGTTTTGGGTGCAAAGATTGAAATTGTAGAGGTTGGAGTAAAATATGCTTATCATGAATCCGAAAAATGGCAAGAAATAAAAAATAAACTTCTTCCTCTGGAGGAAGAATTAAAAAAAATTGAGGAACAAATTAAAATTGCCAATAGGATTGGCAAATCATTGGTGGATGAAAACACAGGCGAAGTAATATCTCCTGTGCAAAAGATTTCCAACACTTCATATAAAATAACGTTGGAAAAGTACTAAGTAAGATGAATAGCACACGACATGGGGCAGTATTGCAAGATACGAGGAATGGAGCGAAGGTATCATACATCCTTGCAGGTAGCAAATAAAACCAGTCACCATTCCGCCCTTATGTCTTATAACGTAACACGCTGTTGTCTGTAGTTGCGGATTATTAACTTAAAAATTAAACAGAATGGAAGATTTATTTAAAAAACTTGGAAAGATAACCAAACCCGATAAGATGGGTGGCTTGCCGTTCGGGCGGGAAATCGAAGCACAAAACTTTCACTTAACAACAAAATTTGATATGAAAACAGAAACATCAAAAAACAACGAAACTGCCCAATTGGGTATAGGTGCTGTTAGCAGCCGTACTTTTGAATATCGAGTAATTGACCACGATATGTTCGATGAAGATGAAATACGAACAATGAACTCAATGGGTTCAAAAGGTTGGGAAATCATTAGAATACTTGAGCCAATGAAATGGCTTAATAGCGATGGTATGTTTGTTCGTATTTACTATAAACGATAGAAGCAGTCTTAGTATGGCTGCTAACGGCACTTGTATATAAGAAGTAAATGGGGCGGAGTGCGCATTAATACAGATGTGGATTGACCTTTTAAAGGAGGATGCGTGAATGTTCGAATCATACCGCTCCACCATTTATTTTTTATATACAATGTTATAAAATCGTTTTAATGTTTTATAACTAATGGCTATGCGCTACTCATAGCGCATAGAAGCAAAAATAAACATAAAAATAAAAAAATTAATTATATGACATTCCTTAATAAGTTCAACGGCTATCGAGAGCTAAACAAAAAATCCGCTATCAATAAAGACAAAATTGATATATACGATTTAAATAGCTTTATTCATTCTAATTTTCCTGTGGTAATAACCACATCGAGAAAAAAAGAAATAGTGGAAAAGAAAATGGAGGTCATCATCTCCATCTTTTTAAACAAAAAATATTTTTCAAAAAAGATGTGCAGGATAGTCGTTGACGTGTTAGGGATTAATCATTCTACATATTTTCATTATTTAAATAAGTTCAACGACTATATAGAATTGAACAAAAAAAATGGAATGTTTCAGAAAGAGTTGGATGGAATATATTACACTAATAATATATTTAAAAATTTCATATCAGAAAAGTTAAATATGTAAAAATGAGAGATGCATTTATTTTCTATAGGAGTTTCGTTGATGCAGGTAAGTGCATTGAAGATGAAGCAGACAGATTAATGTTTTTTGAAGCTATAATTAATTATGCGCTCGATGGAGTAGAACCTGAATTGAACGGCATTATTAGCGGGATGTTCTCGTTGATAAAACCAAATATTGATGCAAATAATAAAAAATACGAGAACGGCAAAAAAGGAGGCAGACCTACCAAAAACTTTGTTAAACCAACAGAACCAACAGAAATTTTGCATAATGTAGCAGCAATATATTACAGAATTAGAAACGAAATATGGCAAGGCAAAATATCGGAATACCTTAATAAGAACCACAAACAATCTATAGACGTGATACTAATGCAGAACAACGTTAATGAAGAAGATGTTATGCAGTTAATGGACAATCAGTATAGCACAGGTTATGAGTTCAAGGACAATAACCATTTAATTAATGCTTTTAAATTTTGCGTTAAAAAAAGCAAAGATGTAAAAAGCAAAGAATCCAAGTTTTTGGATTTGTCTAAAAAAGATATTTTTGACTAACTTAAAAACAAATAAATAAAATGGAATTAAATTGGGATACCGCAAAGGCTTGGGAAGAAAAAGCCAACGAGAAAAAAGAAATATTTGATGAACCTAAATGGAGTTGGGATTGCAATTTCAAGTTAGATTTTGATGGTTCACTATTAAGAGTAAGCAGTAGATTTTATCCACCACACAAAAACGCTGGTGATTGGTGGGAAGGAACTGTTACTGTAAATTTTTTAGATGCCGAGATTTTAAAAAAGGAATTTAAGTGTGATACACTTGACGAACTAAAAACAGAAGTCGAAAAATTTACGAAACATTATGCTGGTGCGATTAAGGCTCGTCTGTCTTAGGGTTGCAGATAACGTTTTGCAGCTATGCGCTCGTTTTAATGGCGCATAGGTGCTGTTATCGGCTGCCCTTTCTCGGAGTTCAAATATTAACCAATAAAATAAATACAAAAATGTTAAACAAATTAGCAACAGAAATTCACGAAAACGCCAAATCAAAAGGATTTTTTGATAGTGAAAAGAACATTGGCGAAATGCTTTGCCTTATTCATTCAGAAGTTTCCGAAGCATTGGAAGCGGATAGAAAAAAATGGTATTACGAAAATATTGATGAATCAAAAAAATGGTTTATTAAAGGATTGGCAGATGCAAATTATGGAGCTTCATTTAATGGAGATGAAGCCTTTAAAAATGAATTTGAACATTCAGTTAAGAACACGTTTGAAGATGAATTAGCCGATGTAATTATTCGTGTACTTGATTTATGTGCTTTCAAAGGAATTGATATTGAAAGTCATATTAAGGCAAAAATGAGATACAATGCAAGTCGTCCACATAAACACGGTAAGTCGTATTAGGGTTGCCGATAACGTTTACGGCTTGGCGAAGTGGGGGAATTTAACCCACAAAAGCCGATTAGAATTACTAATGTTCAATAACAGATAAAAGATGATAGAAAACACTCAGCCCCCATTTTGCCAAACCGATGTTGTATGCTGGTGCGTTTTTGAAGCAATAATTTTTAATAAATAAATACTTTAATAATGGAAAAAGAAATAAAAAAATTAATCGTAAATGAAAAGATAAATTTTCTGATAGAACTTTATGAAAAAGAAAGACAAAAGTTAATTACTATTATCAAACCTTACTTGCAAAAACAAGAGTATAGCATAGCAAAGGAATATCAAGATAAATTAAATAGCATTAATGAATTTATTGGTCAATTAAAGATAATAACATTTGAAGAAGAGAACAGATTTGTATTAACCACATTTGATGGTGTAAGTAAGTTCATAGACGATAAAGTCTTTTCAGTTGAAAATTCTCCTTCTTTAATAGACACAATAATGTGCCTAACTGTTTCTGACAATATAACAGAACTATATCCACGAAGAATATTTTTTTCAACTTTAGAAAAAGCGGAAGAATATATTGTTTTAAATAAAAGTTGTTTGAGTATTAGAGAAATTGCCATAATTATAGGAGAGTGTAATAATACTACTTATATAGACCTTGATATATTAACCAAAAAACTAAAAAATATCGTAAAATCAAAATAATAAAATGAAAACAGCAGTAGAGTATTTAGAAGAACGATTGAATTTATCTTTGGGTAATGAGTTGAAATCGTTACGAGGTTTTTTTGTCATTGCTAAAGAAATGGAAAAATCCCAAATTGAAAAAGCAATAGAGGATGGTTATGCAGGGTGTTGTGGTAAAAAAACAACAGTAAAGTTAAAGGGTATTTTTTGGGGAAGAGAAGAAAAATGGGATGAAAAAAAAAGCGTAAATAAAATAATTGTTGATAATAAAAACAAACCCGAATTAAAAGTAAAATGTTTACATTGTAGCAGAAAATTTATTGGGAAATTACACCATAAATGCAATACAGGTTACAGAAAACGAAATCATAAATGGGAAGAACTATGATGAACTTTATTGACAAAGCAGAATCAATTGGAGTTAGTTATTCTACACTCTACAAAATGATTTTAAGAAAAAAAATTGATTATGTGTTAATTTGTGGAAGATATTATTTTAATTAAAAAGATATGGAGAATATTTTAAATTTAAAACTACCTTATTTGGGGATGAAAATAAGTAAAATAACAGAAAGCCCAAGAATAGAATATTGTAATTTTCATTTTTGTGGTAGTTGGTTTACAATAAGTGGCGAAACCGAATTAATAGGTATTACTTGGCAAAATTCAAAAACTGGAGAATCAATATCAAATGAAGTTTTTATTAATAGATTTTTTCTGTTTTAGCACTTTCTTAGCACTTGCATACAACTAATGGCTATGCGCTACTCATAGCGCATAGAAGCAAAAATAAACATAAAAATAAATATTATGCAATACGCAAAAAATATAATACCGCCACAAGCAATAGAACTCGAACAAGCCGTATTAGGTGCGTTACTCATTGAAGCTAATGCTGTTGATGATATAGCGGGACTATTAACGCCCGATATGTTTTACAACCCGAACAATAATATTATTTATGCATCTATTATAGACCTCCATTCCAAATCAAAACAAATAGATATGTTGACCATAATTGATGCATTGCAGAAAAAAGGGAAGCTGGAACAAATAGGAGGTGCTTCTTATATTAGTGAACTAACCAATATCGTTGCTTCATCTGCAAACATCGTTACCCACGCTAAAATAATTATACAACAATACATTAAACGTGAACTTATACGCATATCTCAAGAATCACTTACACGCTCCTATGACGGTATAACAGATGCTTTTGAATGTATTAACATAATAGAAAAAAACATATCTAATATTATTAACTTAAATAGCACTAACTCAATAACCACCCTAAGTAATTCAGCAAGTAGTGTATTGGTTGAGAGTGAGAACATAAGACATAATAATAACCCATACATAGGCGTACCATCTGGATTTAACGAAATAGATAGAATAACAGGGGGGTTCAGGGGGACTGATTTGATAATTTTAGCTGCTCGACCAGCAATGGGCAAGACAGCCATGATGTGTTCCTTAGCATATAATGCTGCTTCGCAAGGTTATCCTATAGGCGTTATATCATTGGAGATGCCATCAAGTCAATTGTCGGCACGGATAATATCAATTACATCCAACATCAACCTAATGAAAATTAGAAATGCAAAATATTCTGATGAAGAATATAACAGGCTAATACATTCCGTTTCAGAGATGGAAAATATACCGCTATTCATTGACGACAGCTCCAGCGTTTCGCTGCTGAAAATAAAATCCATCATCCGTAAAATGAATAAATTAGGGTGCAAAATGGTAATAATCGACCAGCTTAACCACATACACCACAACGAATCCAATAGAAGTCGAAACGATGAAATAGGCACTATATCAAGAACGCTTAAAGCGGAAGCAAAAGAATTAAACATTCCAATTATATTGTTGCACCAACTTAACAGGCAAGTGGAAGCACGGACTGATAAGAAGCCACAGCTATCAGATTTAAGAGATAGTGGGTGCTTGGCAGGGGATACCCTAATTTATTGTCCTGATATTAAAAAAAATGTTCGCATAGAAGATTTAGAAAATAAGAAAGATTTTCATGTTTTACATACTGACTATGTAAAAAATGAAATTAAGGCGGCAAAAAAATGTTTTACCACTGGGATAAAAGATGTATATGAAATGGAATTGATAAGCGGTCAAAAAATAAAAGCAACATTAAACCATAAGTTTTTAACTCAAAACGGATGGAAAGAACTTAGTGAATTAGAAAATGAAAAAGTTGCTATTCCGATTAATTTTGACAACAAAGAACTCGATATTTCAGATGCAGAAATTAGTATTATAGGACATTTTTTAGCAAACGGAAGCGCTTTAAAAGGGTTACCGATTAGATACGCACAGAATTTATTGGATAATGATTTGACAGAAATTGTAATGAAAGATGCCATAAATGCTTGTGGTGGAAAAATTGCACCGAGATATGTAGATACAATTTTAGAGAAATCAAAATTTAGAACGATTTTTTTTAAATCTATATTTCATTTAACGCACGGTAAAACAAGTCCAATGACAGACATATTTAAGCGATATGGTTTATTTGACAAGAGATCCAAAGAAAAATTTATTCCTGCTGAATTTTATTTTCTATCTAAAAGACAAATAGCAATACTATTAAAGTCTATGTATAGTGGTGATGGCACAGTCAATTACAGAGAGCATAAAGGAAGAAAAACATTGCAAGTTAGCTACTCATCTGCAAGCGAAAAACTTATTTATGGAGTTCAATTTCTATTGCAAAAAATAGGTATAGTTTCTTCCATAACAAAATATTCAAACAATAAAAAACAAGTTTGGTTTTGTTTGAGTATTAACGCTAAATCAAATAAAGAATTATTTGTAAAATATATTGGATTTTGGAATAAAAGAAAAAACGATATTTTAATGGATGGTTGGGAAAAATCAAAAGAAATATCAAACGGTTGGAGTAAGTATTCATTTAATGAAGAAAGAACACTTTGCTTTATTCCAGTAAAGTCTATTAATTACATAGGAAAAGAAAAGGTCTATGATATTGAAGTAGATAGCATTGAACATAATTTTACCGCTAATGGAATGATAGTACATAACTCAATCGAACAAGATGCGGATATAGTTATGTTCTTACACCGCCCTGAATACTACAAGCCTGACGATGTTGATTTGCATGATAAAGCGGAGGTTATATTCGCAAAACATAGAAACGGAGTGGTCGGTACTGTTCCTATAGGATTCCGAAAGGAATGTACCAAATTCTATAACTTAGATAATTATGAACAATTAGAACAATTTTAAAAACTGTCGATAAGTACAAACAATTAATTAAAAAGAATTGCATAATTTTACATTATGATACAAATAACTAAAGAAACTATTGATAGGCAAGATAAGATTAAGTACACTATCAAAGAACAAATGAAAGAGAAAAATATATCTTTTTATAGGTTGGCAAAACTGTCAAACATTCCACAACACAGCCTTTCTAATTACCTGACCACAGGTAGAACGATAACAGATGTATCGTTAATTAAGATATTGAACGCCTTAAATATTGATGAGTTTAGTATATGATTAAGCAGGTTATATATGGAAAGTGTCCGAGCAAGAGTAATTGTTATAAGATAATCACTTTAGGCAAACACGCATCTTTAGCGAAAACAAAGGTGCTTACTGAATATGAGAAAAAGTTTGTTTTGCAATGTAACCATTATAGGAATAAAAACATTACAGGATTATTCTCTATTGAGTTGGATGTGTACTATGATAGCAACAGGTCTGATTTAGACAATAGCTTGAAGATAATATTGGATTGTCTGCAAAAATGCAAGGCAATAAAGAACGACAATACCTGTATAGGTATTATAGCAAATAAGTATATCGACAAGGTTAATCCAAGAATAGAATTTACAATAAAATGAAGTTAGAAAAATTACACAAAGATTATTGTAAAGTATGTAATGATTATATTATTGCTTTTGAAAAAAAGCAATCTATATTATTTGATGGATGGGTAGGGAACGAAATAGGTGGAATAGCTTCGTTTGCGTGTCAATACTTTTTTGATTTACATGATATTATTTTGGACTTAAATACAAAACAACCAAAGGGTAATATTCTGAATTGGCAAAGTGAAGATGTTGATTTTAATATGTTCAATGAAAATCAACAGCACATTAATTATAAGTCTTATACAATGGGACTAAGACACAAACAATTAAATAAAAAAAAATGAAATTAGATATTAGAGGGAAGCTACTACAGGTCGATATGACTACTGGGCAAAGTAAAAAAAGCGAATGGAAAAAATACGATGTTCTCATAGAAGAAGAGAGCGGGAAGAAATTATTAGCTACATTTTTTGGTGATAAGTACTCACATCTAACAGGCATTGAATTATATACCGATGTTGAAATAACCGCCTATTTAGAATCAAAAGAATATAATGGTAGGTACTTCACTAATTTAAGTGGAACATTTATTAAGTATAATGCTGGATTCAAACCTACACCAAAAGCAAAAAATAATGAAGATTTTACCAATGCGGTTGGGAAAGTTCAAGTAATGATTGATACATTGAATGATGGTACAGATGATGGATTGCCGTTTTAACCGAATGATGGAACAACCATCTTGTGTAACGGATATTAGATTTCCGTTATTTCAAGAATTTAACAAAAAATATGTTCAGATGAATGACAGATTTGGGAGCGTCCATATATGGAGTGAAGAACTTGCTCTAAAAAACAAAGGGAGATGGACACCTTTATTAATCAGTAAAGCCAAATACGAATCTGAAAAATTACATCCTTGGAACAATTAACGGTCGAGTATATGCGTAGTGGCTTTTGTGGTTGGCATTGAGCGTTGGCGGGATATTTCGCCAAGCACCTGTTATAGTAGGATCTTAATTTAAAAACAAAAAAATATATGGTAACAAAAATTTACATCAGCGGAAAGATTTCAGGGATAGAAAATGAAGCCCCCGAACTATTTGCAAAGGCTGAAACAGAACTACAAGCAAAGGGCTTTGAAACAGTAAACCCAATGACGATAAACCACCAACACGATAAAAGCTGGCATAGCTACATGAAAGAAGATGTAAAAGCCCTTTGCGAATGTGATGAAATATTCATGCTTTCAAATTGGATTGATAGTAAGGGGGCGATTATAGAACATACAATTGCCATGTATTTAGGGCTAAAAGTTCGTTACGAAGCACTAATGTAGCACTTGCAGGTAACGTAGAAGGGCTTTGTGCCTGTTTGGGAATTAGAATTACAAATGTTCAAAAACTTACAAAAGATGAATAGAATTACTACTGATGAGGGCTTGCAGGTCAGCCCAAATAGCACAAAACCCAATGTTGTAGGCAGTTTAGTCAAGCCACACGATAGGTTTAAAAACGCTGCTTTATTCCTCTGCGGTTATTTAAAGTACCCAGTAAACAAAGTCGATGATGTTGCAAGTCAAATAAGGCGTTGTGCTGCATTAAATGAGCCTTATGAATTATGCACTTGTCAAAAATGTAATCAAGTTGTTGAATTGGATTTTTACGAAGGTGATGATGAAGAATGCAGCCATCCACATTATACTTGCCCATCTTCTCAATGTCGAGCTATTTATTACGATAAGTCTGGCAAAGAAAGATGGGAAGAACTTGAAAGCCATTATGAAGATATTGAAGAACGATATAGAGAGCAACTTGAAGATAGTTACGATACTGATGACTGGTAGTCGTCAAATTGCCTACAACGTTTTGCGGCTTTGTGCAGGTGGGGCATTAAACCACCAAAGTTAATAAAAAGTACAAAAGATGAATATAGATACAAATGTTTATAAAAAGCACGAACCCCACACTTTTGGCAATACCGTGTTATGTGCCGTTAAATTCTCAAAACGATGTCAAAATTAAAAACAGCACAAGAGTTGATTAAAACAAACAATAGTTCAGTAATGGCTGGGTTCAATATGTTTATTCACGGACACCCACCTATTACATTTGGTGATGGTTACCACGATGCTTATGATAGAATGCAAGGCTATGAATTTGCTCAAAAAATGGCAAAAGAAGATGGTATTGCTTTTACAAAAGTATTTAAGTGTAAAGAAGGCGATTGCCACCCTTTTCAATATGGTGGTTTTTTTGTCTGCAATAATTGTGGTGGTAAGGGTGTAGATAAAGAATGGTGGAAAATTCAAGTTGAAAAAGATGGGAGTGAGTTTTGTTGTCACGGATTGGATTTTATCAACCTACAAGAAAGCTCAAACTATGCTTTTGGAAAAACCTTTGAAGAGGCTATTAATAATTACGAAAAGGTAATATTAGGGTTGTCCGCTTAATGGCACATAACGTATCGGGGCTTTGCGAAGGCAGGGCTTCAAGGCACAAACGTTCAAATTTAGCACAATGTTTAATAGTAGCACAAATGTTCAATAAACCACTAATGCCCTGCTTTTGCAAAACCCTTGTTATGGGCAGTTGCTTTTCGGGTACTCAAAATTTAGTCAAATGAAACAAAGAAGTTCAGATAATTGGAAGTCAAAAAGCGGTTCTTGGGATAGCTTAAATACAGAACTGATTGACTTCTATTTAGATTATCCCATATTGAGTAGCATATTACAAGTTAATGAATTTCAAGTAGTTATGTGTAACAATTATAAAGCTATAACAGAAGAAAGTTTAATCTCAACTTTTGCAGATGACTACATTTTAGAAAGATATTGGAACGACCCGAATAAATATATTGAGTATTTCAAAAAGGCTAAATATGTAATGTCGCCTGATTATAGCTTACTGATAGGAATGCCAAAACCTATGCAAATGTGGAATGTTTACAGGAATAGATTAGTGGGATATGTTTGGCAAAGTGCAGGGATAAACGTAATTCCAACAATTAGCTGGAGCGATAAAAGCTCATTTGAATACTGTTTTGAAGGTGTTGCAATTGGGTCTATTGTTGCAGTTTCAAATATTGGGTGTAGAAATGAAGAACATAAGCAATTTTTTGATGAAGGATTTAATGAGATGATACAAAGAATACAACCTAAAAAAATAATATTTCAATGCAATAAGAAATATAAAGAACACTACAAAGATGAAATAATTATCTTTGTAAATAGTTTTTGGGATAACAAACGTAAACAATTAAAAAATAAATAATATGGGCGGAAGAAGCGGTCAGTCAGTAGGCACTGGTGGTAGCAATATATCATCTTTAGCAGATTTAACAGCTAAAGATGCTGAAAAAATACATAAAGGAGATGTCGATGGATATGAAAGAAGTGTGTATCGAGATATTGATGGGTTAAATCAAAGAAATAATAATTTAAAATCAACTGAAGAATTAAAAAATGAAGTTGGTAGATATATTTCAACTGAAAGAATACACGGAAAAGATAATGTTTCAATGCCACAAGATGTTAAATATCACATTCAAGATTTAGGAAAGACAAAAGTAGATGGATTAATTAACAAAAATGCTAATAAGACTATAAAAGTTAGCGATATAAATATAGTGCAACAATATGTATTTGAAAAGCCACTTAAAAAAGCAATTGCAACTAAAAACTATAAAGTTGTAGTTTATGAGTATAAAGGAAAGTATTATCTGAATGATGGGAATCATAGAGTCGCTGCGGCGAAACTTAATAATGTGAAAAATATAAAAGCTGTTATTGAAAAAGTCGATTAGCAGGGTGTTTCTTGCAATTGCCCATAACGGCGAGCATTTATGTCTGTGTGGGAATTTGAAAAACCACAGTTCAGGACTTAGATGCAGCCGAATGAAGATAAAATGATTACTAACTTCCGTCAGCCCACATAGCATAAATGCACTTGTTATGCGGTCGTGGCGGGTAAATTAAACGATATGACATTTGAAGCAGCATTGACAGCACAAATAGGGGATATACTTATTTGCGGCTACACAACAACTAATTACAAAGCCGATGATGAAGTTATTTTAGTTGAAAGAGCAAGAGATATAAACGAAATGCCAAAAGATACTGGCGGCTGGTTTTATCATCGGTCAACTAAAAAATGTTTTGGTGCAAACATTCAGGACTTCAATTTTAAAAAGAAAGACCCGCATGAAGTATCAAAGGTAAAATGTGATTTGTGCGGTAAAGAATGGATTGCTGTCAGACCTGAAGGGCTAACAAAGTTTGAGTGCCCGAATTGTGAAAATATGGTTCAATTTGAAAATGTCTGATAGCCATGCCGCATAACGTTTTGCAGATTGCCGAAGGCGGGGCTTTATACCGCTAAACTTTAATTGAAAAACTGAATTTGATATGAACGATAAACTTGATTTGAAAAACGAAACCCCCGCTTTTGGCAATGTGCTGTTAGGTGCAGTGCCTTTTTTGAATGAGATTGTTAATATGGATTGGAAAGACGCCATTAAGCAAGTTTCAGATAAAAGCATTGATTTAGTGGTAACAGACCCACCTTACGGAATGAAATTTCAAAGCAACCACCGTAAAGTTCAACACAAAAGTATCCAAAACGATGATAACCTTGATTGGCTTGAAAGTTGGGTGGTTGAATTAAAACGTGTTTGCAAAGATGAAGCCCACCTTTATATTTTTTGCTCTTGGCATAATATCGACTTATTTAAACAAATTGTAGGTGCATATTTCCAATTGAAAAACATATTGATATGGGAAAAGAACAATACAGGAATGGGTGATTTAGAAGGAGATTATGCACCGAAATATGAAATGATATTATTTTGTAGTAATGGAAGCAAAAAATTAAATGGTGGGCGTGATGCTAATATACTGAAGGCAAAACGAACAGGAAACGAAAACCACCCAACTGAAAAGCCTGTGAACCTAATAAGCTATTTAATAGAGAAAAGTAGTAATGAAAATGATATTGTTTTGGATACTTTTGCAGGTAGCTTTTCAACTGCACAGGCTTGTAAACAAAAGAAACGTAATTTTATTTGCTTTGAAATTGAAGCAGATTATTGTAGAACCGCAAAAAACTTGCTTAATGGTGCATCAGTCAGCTTATTTTAGCACGTCAGCTGGCATTGCACCTAACGTTTGCGGCTTTGCGATGGCAGGGCATTAAATAACTAAAAGATGAAAATGAGTACACAAGTTGATTTATTTACTACTGTTGAGCCGACTTCCGTCAGCCCTGCTATTGCAAAACCGTTTGTTAGCCGCAGTACATTTTATCAGGGTGATTGCCTTGTGGAAATGGATAAGATTGCCGATAAAAGTGTGGATATGATTTTATGTGATTTGCCTTACGGAACAACTGCTTGTAGTTGGGATGTGTTGATACCATTGCCTGAATTATGGAAGCAATACAAAAGAATTATAAGCCCGAAAGGAAGCATTGTTTTAACTGCTTCACAACCTTTTACAACAATATTGATAGCAAGCAATTTGAGTTGGTTTTGTTATAGCTGGATTTGGCAAAAAGAAAGTGGAAGTAATTTTTTATCTGCTAAGTATATGCCACTAAAAAACCACGAAGATATTTTGGTTTTTTCAAGTTCAAATGATTTGGGAACAAATGAAGAATTGAGACAATATTTTTATGATGAAAAGGTGAAGGGTGGTTTTACAAATAAGCAAGTGAATGAAATGCTTGGTTATGCAACTACTGGAAGCGGAATGGCTGGGCATTATTTTAAAAAGGATAAAGAGCAATTTGTAATACCAAATGAAGATGATTATAAAAAGTTACAGGCTACTGGATATTTTCAAAAGCCATATAATGAAATTGAAGAACTTTATAGTGGTGGATTGAATAAAAAAACTTATAATCCACAAATGAGGGTAGGCAAAAAATACACAGTAAAGCAAGGAAGGGGAAGTGAAGTTTATGGAAATAAGGATAATGCAGTTACAACTGTAAATACTGGTGAACGATACCCCTTGACTATTTTAGAATTTCAAAGGGATAAAGACAAACTTCATCCTACTCAAAAACCTTTAGAGTTGATGGAATACTTAATAAAAACCTACACCAACAAAGGTGATACAGTTTTGGATAACTGTATGGGTTCAGGAACAACAGGTGTCGCTTGTAAGAAAACAGGTCGCCACTTTATCGGAATAGAAAAGGATGAAAAGTATTTTGAGATTGCCGTAAGCAGGGTGTCTGCGTATTGCGGCTAACGTTTTGCAGCTAAACGAGGTGGCTGATTATACCTCGAAACTTTAATACGAAGAACAATGGATGAAAGAGACCACAAAGCTATGAACGAAGAACTAAACCAGCCATCTTGTTTAGGTGCTGTTAGCGGTAGTTATGTTGTGTTTGAAGATTCACACGAACACGAAGCGTTAATTCAACTTAGTGTAACATTACCTACACTTGAAAGAGCAAGAGAATATGTAAAAGGATGGAAAAGCAAGAATCTGTATATCTATCTGTTGGTGGAATAATTACCGCTAACTAATGGCTATGCGCTACTCATAGCGCATAGCAAAACAAAATAAACTAAAAAAGAAAATGAAAAATGAAAAATAAACAAACAACAATTACATTATGGCAATTAATAGTAGCATTATTGATAATCCTATTATTAGCATTACTAACCAAATAAACCAATATGAAAAAATATCACATTGTATATCGGATTCATGATAATATCATGTCCACAGGTGCAAATTATGAAGCTATAAATGAGATTGAAGCGTTAATCCAATGGCGCAATAATTATCCGAACGCTATATTCCTGTATGTTGCAAGTTCTGATTTATTCGATTACAAATATTAACCGTTATATAGGCTAAAGTGCATAGGGTCTTTTCTACCTTTGTAATTTCCTCCCCAGAACAAACCATTCTTCAACATTATCTCAATGAATTTAGGAGAGAATGTTGATTTTACTTGTCCTAATTTCTCTGTACTTGCGTTAATGTCTATTGCCATCGCCCAGCTATGCAAACTAATCATATCCGAACCCCTTACTGTTCGTTGTTGAAAACAACCATCAAAGGTTT